GCAGAGGTAGAGCGATCGGCCGTCAATATCGACCAGGGCCATGCTGATCAACTGTCCCCCGTACCCGTTCCACTCGCAGTCGATGAACACTTCTGTTGGTGCAGGCATGTAGTCCTCGGCGAACTTATTCGGCTTCATGGAATGGAGCTCACCATCTTTGCCGGTGATGACGTAGTCGCCAGGGCAGACCTGGCCGCCTTCAGGCGTATCGATCCAGCCATGCTCGTCCATGCTTCCACAATCCTTGCACGCGAGGTCTTCATCCCCATCGATACCCCGAGGGTCCATTGTGACCCCCGGCATAGGTGTCGACAGGTGATTGTGCCACTGTAACGCTTCGATTGTGACGGGCTTCTTGGTGTGCTTCATACTGTGTCCTCTGCGTATTTGGCTAGATTTTGCCCGTGTCGCTGGGTGAATCCGTTTGCGGCGCGGAAATCCGCGATGATGCGGTGGTTAGATTCATACCGTCCGCCATGACCCTCTCCGCTTCGGCTTCGTCTGTTTACCAACGTTTATCAAGCCTCCCGCGTATGCTTGGGCGAGCTGTCTGAGGGCGTCCGCTGCCTCGGAATGGCCGCCCGTCTTGTCTGGTTGGTCGCTCCAGGCCCCTTGCTGCACGTTCCATTTTCGCCGGTAGAGCTCAAGGTGCTCGATGCCCTCGGCGCACTTGGTCCCGTCGAAATAGAGAAGAGGGAAGATGTCGCGCGTCTGCTGGATCCCCCAGTTTACGTCATGGATCCGCGGTACGGTCTCGAACAGAGCGCCCGGCATCAGTTCCTCGAGCATCTCCCTGGGGCTCTTGTTGACGGTCTGGCCCTGGCGAACATGGTCGGCATCATGCGGCAGGTAGTGGACTTCCCACGTCAGTCCGAGGTCCTGGAGCCACTTGGTCGCATCGCTGTAAGGCTCTCCCCATTCTTCGTAGAAATCAATGCATCGCCACTCATGCCCGACCTTCTGGACGACCCATACCGCGGTTCCATCAGAATTGCCAATATCCCAGAACGTCATGCACGGGACGCTTGGCTCGACGGGTAGGCGGTCCTTGATCCTGCCCTGCTTGCGTAGAGCGGTGAATTGGGCGGAATAATACGTCCCACGGGTGGACTGGTGGAACGCCTCGGCCGGCGTCGATGGGTATTCCCGGAACATGAGCTCTTCATCTCCCGAGAAATCGCTGTCTCGGGTGCTGACGTACCAGGCTCGCTGCTCGAGGTCGATGGTGACTGACTCGCTGGCCTCGATGCTGTCGAAATATGTGTGGTCAGCATCCGTCATCCTGACGCCTTCGATCGCCGCTCGGTAGCGGGGCTCGAGGAACCAGGAGAAGAAGAAAAACTTGTAGTCCTTGCGGGACAGGCGGCGGCCCTCGTGCTGCATGGCTTCGGCACGGCGGGACATATTGTAGAAATGCCCCTCTCGGCCCTCTGCGGTGCTCTCGATGAAAATAACACCATTGCTCGGCACTGTGGGGATGGAGCCGGTCACGACCTCGTCGGCCCGCTTGGGGAAGTCTGCACAGATCTTGCCGAACTCTGAGACGTGGAGATATTGCAGCGTCCCGGAGCGCATTGATGTCGAGACCTGGATCGATGAGCCGTTGTGCTTGAACATCAGCTCCTCGGCGCTCTCCCGCTCCAGCGGCATTGCTCGCTTTAGCGCCGGGGCCAGGTTGTCGTAGGCGAACTTGACCTTGTCCCTGAACAGCTTTTTGGCGATGGGATCAGTCTGGGCAATCATGCCTGCCCTCACGTTGTCCCGGAACAGGCACGAGTCGAGGAAGTAGATCGTGATGGCGGTCGTGTTGTGTGATACGAACCCGTTGGCGATGTAGGTCCCGGTGCTGGTCTGCAGGTCGATCATGGTCTGCTCGCCGAGGGGCTCGATCTCCACCACTTTCGACCAGCCAACGCCCCCGCTTCTCTTCCCCGGCATCTCCTTGCCATCCCAGAATCTCCGGCCCACGAACCTAGTGGGTCGAGTCTGACCAATCAGGCGGAACATCTCGTCCATTCGGCTGACGCACAGCTTGTGTACAGGCAATGACCCGTGCTTCGACTTCCTCTCACCAACATCTATTTCTGTGCGGTATGCGTACCCTCGCATGGCCAAGTACATCTCCATACGCCCGAAGGCTGGACCTTGGACCTGGGCAACGTTGACCTCTGCGCCAGGGCTTCCAGAGAGGGCCATTGAGCCCTCGCCGTCGAGCATGCCGCCCATCCACCCGTCCTCGTAGCTTCCGTCTCCCCACGTCCCTCTTGTGATCCACCTGACCTGTGTGCCGACCTTGATGCGACCCTTCACCTGGTTGCCCTTGCCGGACAGGCTGCGCCACCTCATCCTCTTGCAGGTATCTCGGGTGAGCCACGGGTGCCGATCGGTGCAGACAACCTGCCTGCCATCATCGAAAGTGATGCGGAAGGCTTGGCGCTTGACCTCGATGGCCGCCTGAACGGTAGCTGTCCGCATCTGGCGGGCTCTTCCTTTTCCCCGGCACTCGTCCACTGACACGACCTCTTGGCCTACTTCCAGGTCGCCGATCGAGACCCACCTGAGGTCTGCGGTCAGGACTGGCGTGGTGGGGTCGAGACACATGCCGAGCTGGCGGGCTTTAAGCAAAATATTGCGGTGCCAGAACTCGTTGAACAGGGTCATCTGTGCGGCGTTGGGGACAAACGTGGTGACCAGCCCCTCGCTTGTGTCGTCCTCGCTGTCGTCGTCGCCCTTGATCAGGATCTTGTAGAGGTGAGACATACGCCATATTGGGCTCGCCATGGCGTGTTCTGCCTCGACCTCATCCCTGGGCGTGAAGGTCAACGGGTTGACCTCCAGGCTCCGCTTGCGGGCGGAATGGATCTTGAGCGGCTTTGTCTGTGCTTCAGCGGTCAAGCCCCGGCTCCTTTGCTCGTGGCGCCGTGGACGGCTGTTTCCATGAATCCGACGGCATGGTCCATGGCATCCTCGGCCTCCTGGATCGCGTCTCTGAGCTCATGGTGAGCGGCGCTGGCGTCCTCCGCTGCCTTGACGTAGTAGATCGCCGCGAGGGTGACAGCGAAAACCTGGCGCACTTCGTCGGACCCTTCGGCCTGTCGGAGCGTCTTCGGGGTGCATTCGAGGATCTCGCACATCCGAGCCTGGGTGAACCCCAGCATCTTGCGGACAGACCTGAATTGAGCGCCTTTCATAGCAAAACCCTCTCTATTACCTGTTTTTTGGCGGCTATACGCGAAAAGTAGGGAGTTTCTCGGATACCACCCCGGGGATTCGCGAGACCGTGTAGGTAGTTTAGCCCTATTTCCCCAGAGGCGCGAACCGATGGCCTCCTTGAGGCGGGCCGACGCCATGGCTTCCAGGGAGCCGCTCTAGGCGTCTTCGTCCTCTGACCCTACCTCATGCCCTGGTTTGAGCGTAGAACCAGCCACGCGTCCAATCAGGGCGGCCAGGGGCGATCCTTCCTCGATGTCCAGGCTGACTTTCTGCGTGTCGAGCATGCCAAGGTGCTTTGCCACTTTCTCGAGCGCGGCCAGGCGATCGTGAGTCTTGATCTCGACGCCATCCTTGGTCTGCTTGGCGCCGGCGTACAGGGCCTTGGCGCCCGGGCTGGCACGCCTCGAGTCGGCAACGTGGACCACGCCCTCGCCCTCACCCTCGCACCTGGGACAGTCCTCGATGGGGTCGGCCTTGCGCTGATACCCGTACCCGCCATTGTTGGACGGCGGTTTGCGCGGCGGATCCGCGTCCTCGGCCTTCCTGCACGCCTCCTGCCACTCTTCATCGTCAAACCATTGATAACGATGGTCAATGCCGTAGCAGTACCGGCAAGCGCGGCGCCGATGCTGGACCAATTCGTTCGTGTCGGTCGTCGCAATCTGCCAGTAGCGTTCGATGACATTCGATGCTGTGATCCCGAGTTCTTCAGCCTTTTCGTTGCTAAGTTCTTGAATCCTGGCGGCAACCTTCGGATTTCCTAGCAGGCCACACGCGGCGGTATATGGCTCTTTGGCCTCGCCCCCGGCACGCCTGTACGCAGGACCTCCGCAGCGATCGATCATGTATTCGAGCGCGAACGTCTCCTGGAAGTCTGTGAGGCCACTTTTCTGGCGTTTGCCGGCCATGGCGCGGCTCCTGGTGGTGATTTATGCGCCATTATCGCGCCTATTTGAGCCTGAGCGCAAAGTGAGCGCATAAAAAGGCCCCGCACTAGGCGAGGCAAGGGAGACGCCAGGCGGCGTTCAGATGGTCAGAGCCTTGAAAGACGCTCGAGAGCGACCTGCAGGGCATAGCTCATGTTGGCTCTGCCGCCTGCTAGCTGCCGCAGGTACTCTCTCGTGACACCCAGTCGCTCGGAAACCTCGCGCTGTGTGCCGCATACCGCAATGGCCTTTACGACAAGACCCGGCGCACTGGCCGGGTCGTGGTGGATGCGTGCGTCGATCACTACTGGATAAGCTCCCGTGCCTCTGGCACAGGCAGCCACTCGCCCTTCTCGGCGCAGATTAGCGTCGAGATGGCATCCCACGCTTCCACGGGGCGATGCCCACCGCAAATTTCTCTGTAGTCCCCGGTATATTTGCCGAGTATAAGGTAGAGCGCTTGAATCTCCATCGCCTGCAAGCAGTGGTTGTCAGGCCATTCAACCCCACCTTCATGGTCGGCATGGTCGGCATCGTCGCCGGCCGTGGCTTCGGGGTTCTGCCGGCCGTGGGCGGCTCGGACGGCCGCCCATTGAAAGGTTTCTCGGCCCTCCGCGGCCCGCTGCTCGAGGAGGTCATACGCCTCCTCGGCGACGGCGGCGATGGCGCCGCCAATTTCGTTAAACTCGGTTCCGGTAGTCTGGTTTTTCATGATCTTTCTCCGTTTCTCCAGGTGTCGGGCCTGGCCCCTGGGGCTGTCTGCCCTCTTACTTCATACTATAGCACCAACTGAATTTGCTACGCAAGAGGGAAAACAACTTTTTTCACGCCCCACTCAGTCTCAGTCGATGTTGATGGTCGCGTCGATGTCGGCAGCGGCGTAGAGATCTTTCGCGACCCATCCATGGCCCACGAGGTCGATCAGTCCTGCCGCGCTGTCAGCGATATGCAGGGCGTAGCGGGTGCGCTCTCCGACCCACCTCGTCCGCCCTACCTCTGAGCACACAAACTTGCCGCCCGCAGTGCGATAGAGTACGAGCTCAGTCCAGCGGATATTCCTCGGCCCTTCGAAGTGATAGCTGCTGGCGCTGGCAATCTCCTCGCCCTGGAACCTCACGTCGGGGCCGTGGTCTCGTGACAATTCAATGGTTTCCATGTCTTT